GTCTTGGCCCATGCCAAATTGGCCCGTGGTGGTCCCGCCTGGGAGCATGGCACCACTCACCCCAGTTTCTGCCATTGAGGGCACACGGATCTTTTCAGCCAGACGCTGGAGCAATCGAGCCGCCCACACGTCAATGGTTGCTCGGTCCTTGAACCCAATAAGGTTTCCAGAAAATGTTATGGCCTTAGGCGCTGTGGTACCAATACCAATGTCAGCGTTTGGATCTTTAACCACTCTAAACAAGTCCAACAATGCGCGAACACCATTCTGGCCATTGAACCCATACTTCTTGCCGCTGTCTTTCAAAGGCAACAGTTCATCAGGGAATTCCCTAGCCTTTTTAAGTTCTTCATACTGGGACTCAAACTCAGGCATTCTTTTGATTGCCGCCTTGGTCTTACCTTCAGCCAACTGGCCAGCAAAGAATGAATTTAATTTCTTTTCTTGGGTTTCAACATTCTTATACCAATCTTCCCACTGAGGTACCAAAGCATCAAAGTCACCCTGGCTGGCCTTGCGGATCAAGTCAACGGCGTTTTTCCAGTTCTCGCGGACAGGGGTGTTCGGGGATGTTGCCCCCAAGAGGTCAGCAAACAAGTCACCCAAGCCCCCAAACTCTTGGCGTAACCTGCTACGCATTTCTTTATACCAGCCAGCCTGGCGAATAATGTTTCCTGCCGCTTCATCACCACCCCTAAAACGATTGTAAATGTCCACCACTTCATTCTTCAGCTTATCAGCCAATGATGTCGTGTGCGTGTCATACTCCGTCGTTCCAGGCTTAATCGTTTTGCCTTGGGCATCTTGGTCATAACTGTATGGGACGTTTTTGTACTCAATCTCATACTCGCCTGGCTTGTCTTTGAGTTGTTTAATTCTGCTCAATTCAAGCTGTGCCCAGGGATCATCACCAACAGATGGGTTGTCAATCTTATGTTGACGCACACGTTCTTCTATTTCAGATACAGGAACTCCAGCGGCTTTGGCGCCTTCCTTGATAATCTTTAACTCATCCTTGGTCAATTCAACGCTGTTGGCAATCTGACGTTCTTCGCGTTGGGTCAACAAGTTGTGCTGAGTAATATCACCTGATTTCATATCCATTTTTAATGGATGATCTTTTAGCTCATCTTCATGGCCATAAACTTCCCTGGCCACAATACCGTATTTAGCTACATCTTTTGGAGTGCCATATCTAATTGGCTGGCTCACAGGATACAACCATTTTTCGCCACCTTTTTTTATATCGAAAGTTGAACCTTCTGGCACCAAATGTTGATCTCGATATTTGTCAAATTCTTCTTTGGAAGTTACTTTAATTGGCTCACCCAAATGCACTTCACCTATTGCTTTTGCAGGTCCACTACCAGTGGCAATAATTGGCACCCTGGTACCAACATACGGCCTCAATGAGTCGCTATCTCGAGTTTCAAATGTTTTTTCTCCGCTGATAATTTTGTCAGCATATAAATTATCTTTGTCTTGGTTTACATTGATACCTAGCTTTTTAGGTGCTATTGCCTCTCCAATGGGCTCACCAACATTTTTAGTGCTTAATCCTACTGATGGCGGGTTGGCCTTCATGTAGTCTTTAAGCATCATCTTCATGGGGTTTGACACTTCCCCCACGTTTCTGGCAAATGTCAAATCACCTACAACAGGTGGCACCCAGCTTAAAGCTTTACCAAGGTTACCCTGGTATTCTTCAGCCAATGGAGTGTCGGGTTGCATCCCAGGGTTTTGACTGAAATATTTCTCAGCCAATCTTTCCGCAATTGGTGCTGGGGGCTGGCCCGTCTTGATTGCCTCAGGAATACTCTTGGCCAATGACTGGGCACCGCCGTAAAACATGTTGGCCATGTTCACAGGCACTGATAAGGCTGTAGTGGCCGCCGCATACGTCCTGGGGTCAGGCAGGGTCAGTGGCGAACGCTCTGCCGCATTGGCCCTTGCCGCGGCACCCTGGCGCTGAATGTTGGGGTTGCCAAAGAATGGTTTGCTTAAATCGTCCTGGCTGGTTACTTCCCCACCATCATCAAAATGCTGTACTGCTCCGCCTGCTTTGTACTCTTGTACTGGTGGCTTTGGTTGAATTTGATACTGTTTAAGTTCTTCAGGTATTTCGGGTATTGGTCTAATTTCTGGGTTATTAACTGTTTGTGCAACTTGATGGTTGACAGAATGCTGGCCCAAAATATCTGCTTCTTGGTTGGTAATAAATCTAGGTAAATTTAATCCAACTTTATTTCCATGCGACTTTAAGTTGTTAGCATAATCTGACACCTTGTTAAGATCAAACAAATTGGTATTGTACAAATCACCCACGTCCCCATAGTTTCCTGACCTTACAAAGTCATCCAAATACGGTTTGTACTTTTCTTGATACCCTGGGTATTTTTCCTCTCGGTCTAATGAATACTGACCTTTCCAGTCATTGCTTGGTGGCTTAATTTCCAATACATCAGTGGGCAATTGATGCCCTAATGACTTGGCCGCATCAGAATACGCACGTTCAACACGACTATGTGTTGGGTACTCGTCTTGATTTTGGGCCCATTCTGTTACCTGCTTATTGATCAGTTTCTGATCTTCAGCGGGTAATTGGGTTATGTCCCGCATATTAAAATTACGATGTTTTGTTTGTATTTGGGCGTGAGGTTTACCTTCTTGGTCAATCAAAGCATACAAACGATTGCCAACGTCATGCCTGCCGTAGTCTTCTGCCGCCCAATCATTCTGGGTACACAACCCAAGATTTTTACCTATTCCTTTGCAAAACTCTTTGTTTTCTGCCGATGACATTGTGTCGGGCAACTCAATCCATTTATGACCAGTGTCATATTCTTTATGTACGTTTGCCGATAAATTCTTTTTTTGTTGCTCCGCCTCAAGCTTTGCCAATTGGGCGGCCAACTCATCTTGATATTCGGAATGCCTAGCCACTGCTTGAGCCACAGACACGTTTTTCAAGCTTTCAGCAGGCAATCTGCCTTCAAATATGTCATTTAACAATGTTTCGGTAACTGGCTTGAAGTTTAATGCCTGTCCACCATCAAGGTTGTAAATGGGTTCATTAGGTGCTTTCTTTTCAAGCCATGGATGTTCACCCACAACACCAGTTCTTCTAATTTCAGGTTTCTCTCTGGATAATTTTTCTCTAAGATTTGGACTTAATTTGTTTAGGTCATCTTCCCAATTTTTTAATGAGGCTTTGGCCTCTGCTTCAGTGTGAACTTTATGTTCTCCATATTTTCCAAAGTCAACTACCCATGACGGTTTACTTTGGTAATAAGATGCAGGTTCACTTTCAATGTGCAAATCAGCACGATCTTCCCATGACTTACCCATAGGGGTTTTAGCCATGCCCTCTACAGGCATACCCACTTCTTGCCTTCTTTTTTTGACGCCTTCAATGTAAGGTTGGTGTGCTAATTGATCTGGCTCAAGGTGAATCTTAGTTTTTTCATCAGCTTGCTTACGCAATGGGTCAAAAGGTGTGCCCATCTCATTCTTGACATAATTACGCAAGTTCTTATTCAACCATTCATGCACTGCTGAATAACCTGGCAATCTTTTAATTAAGTCTGTGTAATCCCGTATTTCTTGTTCTGTGGCGGGCACATCAAAAAACGGTGAATTTTTATTTTGTTCTAAATTGTATTGGTGTTGTCTCAACGTATTTTCTAACCACAACTTATCGTCTATTGAATAACTTGGCCTCATGTCATCAATCATGCGATCAACTGTCTTGTCCAGCCAGGCGCCACCTTTCAGTGGTTTAAGCACACCAGACACGCCCATGTTCATGTTGAGCATTTGCTCTGTGGCCATTGTTTGGAGCAGGTCGTGCGCGGCTTTGTTTGTAACCTTTGCAGGATTCTTGGGGTCACCGTAGGCCATACGGGCCAAATCATCAAACCGTTTACGGGTATCGGTCATTTGCCCCAAAGATTGCTGTATGACGCCTAATGGGTCAGAGGCAATGTTTTTGACCTGGCGCTTGGCATAGTCTCCAGCAGAATATAAGGCGGGTAGAACACCGCTAAGTAAACCTTCAGGCATTTTGACCTCGTAGGACTAGACTGACCACATTATGCCTAAGGTTTGGGGTTTGGTCTAGTAAGCGCATAATCATTGAGCGTATGGATTACCGCGGCGTTTGACCATCCCAGCGTCAATCAAATCATCCTCGTCATAGTCTTCTGGTGCGGGCCCATCAATGTCCAGCCAGTGCGAATCCCTCAAGTACCTCAATGCTTGAGTCATTGCGTCCACGTAATCGTCGTGTGCTGATTCAGGAAATGAACACACTTGGCTTATCATCCCTTCGGCCCAATCACGCACATAACCCTTGTTCTTAGAGCTTTCAGGCACCCATACACGTCCTGCGGCAATGATGTTGGACACAATGTTCAGCCGTTGCGTCTTGTCGGCTTTGCCTGGGTTGTACCCACGAACAGGCAAGTGAGCACGTTGCAGGTCCTGTATAAGGCTGATACCCGCGGCTTTGTCCTCCACCAGGATCAAGTCAACCCTCTTCTTGTCTTTACCCTCACCGTAGACTACCTCGAACTCTTCGATCACTTTGGGGCGCAGGTCAGGATACTGTAAGCGGTCTTGCCAGCAGTCGATCACCATCACGCTCATTGGACCGTCAGTGGGCTTGAACACCCCAAACACAATATTTGCTGTCGCGTCATTTTGCGTCTTGTCCGTGAAAGCCACGTCATAGGAACTTAATATGTACTCAAACTTGGGGAACTCTTTATGTGGCGGCCACAACCTGAACATCGAACGCTTGATAATGCCAGTGTCTTCTGGGTCCAGCACCTCCGCATAAATCTCCTGGCGTCCCAGCTTGGTGCCCTCATAGCTAAGAATCTGTTTCTTAAAGCTTGGGCTTAAATTCATCAGGTTGGTATAGGTGGACGCCGTTGTCAACGCAACATCATCACCAGCCCGTCCTATCAGGTCCACAATCAAATCTTTTGGCCTGGGGGTAGTAGTGACTATGATCCTGGTGCGCTGGCCCAGACGGACGCTAAACTGCACCTGGTCCCATGTCTCTGTGATGTAGTCATATGCGGCCAACTCATCCAGCCAGGCTCCATGCCACTGCGGCCCCCTGAATCTGTTGGGCTCAGATGCTGGTATGCCGCCAATGATTGACCCATTGATCAACGTGATCTGGCTAATACTTTTGTTGTAGTCTCGGATCAGTATTTCAGGGATGACAGCAAGCAGGCCAGACTC